TTTTTTTCATATTCAAACATACAATTAATAATTAATTTTGAATGATTATAAAATGAATAATAATATGGCATACAATTACATATAATAAAAAATACAAAAAATCCATATATATCATCATTATAACATTCAACTAATAAAAAAACATTTTTATTTGTAGTTGTTAATATATTAGTATATATAATATTTAAATTATAATCAATATCAATTTCAACTTTATTATATTTATTAATAAATTTTAAAACATTATTTATATTAATTTTTACATCATTTTTATATTCTTCTAATTTAAAATATAAATTACAATCTTGATTATATTGATCAACAACATTAATATCATCTGATATATTTACGAATATAAAATCAAATTTATTATAATTTTTTGGTTTAAAATTAAATCTAAAATTATTAAATGATTCATATAAATCTTTTTTATTTAAATATGATAATTCTGGTATTGTTTTTATATGTGAATTAAAATGTATTAATGATATTGGATTAATATCAATATTCATTGGAAATGATAAATATAAAAAATAAATAAATACTTCAATATATGTTTCAATTGATTCATGAATATTATTTGTTATTTTAAATATATCACTTATAATTATATAAATAAAATCATTATAAACATGTATTGTATATATTAAATTATTATATTCTATAAAATTTACATCATTTGATGATATATTCATATACATTAATAATTCTTTATCAATATTCATTAATAATAAACCCATATTTTTATTAAATGATTTTATATTTAATATATATTTACCAACTAATTTTTTATATAATACCATTTCATAATTAATTTTTGTCTTTTTAAATTCAATTTTAGATAATTTATTTATATATTTTTTATTTATTTTATTAGGTGTATTAATTAAATAAATACAATAATCTTTACCTTTTAAATTAGATTTAACATTTAATAATACATTTTTATCTAAAGATATATTTTTACCAAATGTTGAAAATAATCTTCCTGTTTTTATTTGTTCATATATTAAAAAAATTTTAATTAAAAAATGATCATACATTTTTGATGTTGTTTCATTATTAACCATCCATTTTTCATTTTCAAGTATATTATCATCTAAATTATTTGTACTTATAAATTTAATTATATTATTCATTAAATAATCAAATGTATAATCATCATATATAAATTTTTTATATATATGAAGATAATTATTTACTGTTGTTCCATTCATATTTGAATAATGATCATATGATGAACCATAATTATTATATTCAAAATATGCACCTAACATATGTTCTAAATAATGATAAGTACCACCATATACTAATGGATCATCATTTGTTCCCTTGTATATTACTACAATTATCATACTATATATAGTTTGTTTTGTTTCAACATCATATATATTAATACCATTAGATAATTTATTTAAATTAATTTTCATAATTTAATTATACATTTTATTTATATAAAAATAAAATTTTATTATTTATTAATTTTATTTATATAAAAATAAAATTTTATTAGTTATTAATATTATTAGTTATTAATTTTATTAGTTATTAATATTATTTGACATAATAGTATAAATAATACAAAAATATATATTATGGAAAAAAAGGTAGTAAATGGTTCACCAGTAAAAAAATCAAACAAAGAAAAACAAAATGAAGAAAAACAAAATGAAGAAAAACAAAATGAAGAAAAACAAAATGAAGAAAATATGACTGAAAAAATAGTAACAATAAAAAAAGTTAAAAAAAATAAAGTATTACCTATAACACTTTCTGAAGCAAAACGTGATACATCATGTAATAAATTATTAGTTGATATATCTAAAATAAGTTCTGAATCTACTGAACCACATATAAAATTATTACACATAATATTTAAACATATTTTGGATGCACAAGTAAAAAATGTAATTGATTTTTTTAGTCAAATATCATTATTAAAAGAATATTCATCAAATGTTGGTATGAGTGTTTATTATGATAATGATTATATAAAATCAATTGTTGATAAATATGTTGATCAAAATAGTGATCAAAATAAAAATATTATACAATATTTAAAATTAGTTTGTGGTATTGTTGAAATAATTAATATGAATATATTAAATAATATTGTATATATAGATAAAAAAAGAATATCTAAAAATAGATTATTTAATATTATAGAACAAATAGTATTTACACAAATAATACCATATGAAATTAATTCAACTGAACAAACATTTAAAATGAATTTATCTTCTGATATTGATAAATTAAAATTAGATATTATAATGAAAAAGTGAATATATAAATAAATTATTATGTTAAGAATGAATATTAAAAATTTAAATAGTTCTCTTGAAAATATGTTATGTATTTTTTGTAAAAATTCTACAATAATATCAACTGAAAAACCTATGACATATATTTATAATAAATCAACTGAAGAAAATAATAAAACATCATTATTTTCAATATGTAATACATGTAATAAATATTCATATATTAAAGAAGAAACTTTATTATATCATGAAGTAATATCAAAAATATCAAATAAATTAATTGATATTAAATATGATCCTAAATTAATTACAATTGATACACATTGTACTGAATGTGATACTGATACACAATATAAAATGTTTGCTGATAATAATAATGATTTAAAATTTAAATATATCTGTGTTAATTGTGATTCATTTATGAATATATAATTTATTTTATTTTGTGTATAATTTTTTCAATACTATTAATAACTTGATAAATATTATATCTTTCATTTATATTATATTTTAATGTATTAATAATTAATTGTTTAAATTCATTAGAACATTTAGGATTTAATGGAAAAATTAATTTTTTTTGAAATAATTTTAATACATGATTTGTATCATTAATATCATTATCATATTCAAATGGAAATGTATTATAAAAAAAATAATAAATAATAACACCTAATGACCATATATCACTTTTATAATCAAATATATTATTTTCTAATTGTTCAGGTGCTGTATATGGTAATGTAAAACAACATTTATTTAATTTATTTTTATTTATAAAAACACTAAAACCAAAATCAGATATACATAATTTATTATTTTTTATCAAAATATTTTCAAGTTTTATATCACCATGTACTATATTTTTTAAATGTATATTTTTTAGAATTAATGATATATTATATACAATTGATAATATATTATATTCAGTTAATATTTTATCTTTAATATTATCAAATAAATCACCTCCATCAGCATATTCAAGAATAATATAAAATATATTATTATTTAAAAATAAATCAATTATATTTATTATATTATTTGATTTTAAATATGATTGTATAAATATCTCTTTATATGAATTTTTTGTTTTCTTTAATTTTTTTAATGCATATTTTTTATAATATTTTTTACTATAACATATATAAATATTACCTGATATACCATCACCAATAATATTATCAGTAATAATAAAATAATCTTCTATATCTCTATATAATCTCTTTTTTAAAAAAAAATTATAACTAATTTCCATAATTATCATTCAAAATACTTTAAATATTTTGAAACTAAATTATTATCAAAATAACTTTTTGTTCTATTAATAAATTCTTTACGTTTATTAATTATATTATCATTTTTTTGTATATTTGCACAAATAATTAATATTTCTTCTTCCTTATTAATATTCATTATTACATCATTATCTATACCGCATCTACTAAAAACAATTGAACTAATTTTACCAATGAAACAACTATCTTTTGATTCAATTAATAATTTTTTTAATATATTTATATCACTAGAATCATTAAAAAATCTTTCACATACCATATTTAATACATCTATCAAACGAAAGCCTGTACATATATGTATTTCTTTATTATCTAAAATATATCTTATCTCATCATCATTAAAAAATATATTATAAAAATTTTTATCACTATTACAACTATTTTTTAAATTTAATATTGATACGCATAAATTTTCTTGTATACTACTCGTATGAACATTTTGTAAATCATCAAAAAATGTTTTAACAATTGGCATATATTTAATTGGATTATCTAATAAATTTATTTCTAATAATAAATCTAAATTTATAAATGCATTAACTGATACTTCTATAATACAATTATTTGAAATATTTAATTTTACTAAATTAAATGTTGAACTAAATAAATTATCATCTATTCTTTGTATATTATTATTACTAATAGATAATATTTCTAAACAAAATAAATTATAAAACATAGGATTAGTTATTCTATTATTATCAATAAATAATTCAACTAAATCTTCACATTCATTTAAAAATGATATATCCTCAATATTATTATTAGATAAATTTAAATAATTTAATTTATTAAATTTATTTAATGGTATAACATGTTCTATATAATTATCATTTAATTTCAAATTTTTTAATAAAGGTAAATTATCAAAATATTTTATTTTAGTTAATTTATTATTTTCTAAATTAATATTCTCTAATATATATAAATTTGTTAATATTATATTATTTAATTTGGTATAATTAATCTTTATAGATTTTATATTTGCATTCATACAAATAAATTCAATTAATTTACCACCATCAATATATATATTATCAATTTTATTATCACTATTAATATCAATATTCATTACATTAGTATCAATTAATCTCAATATTTTTATTTTTTTTGCTAATTTAAAACTATTAAATTCCATTAAACCGCTTTTTATTTCAAATAAATCTAATGATAAATTTTCACATAAATTTTCAGGATATGTTATTACATGTGGAAAATTTAAATATATATATTTTAAATTATATAAATTATTAAATATATTATTATTTATTCTTTTAATATTATATGAACTTATATTAATTCTAGATAAATTTATATAATTAACAAATAAATCATTATATAAATATGATTCATCTATTATAATATTAACTTCATTTATTCTATATCTTTTACATTTTTTAGTTTTTAATAATGTATTATAATCAGTTATGTTAAACATTCTTAAACACAGTTACCTATAAACTATATTAATAAATAATTATATATTATTTCACTTTATAAATGGCATGATTTAAAAACTATTATACAAATATAAAGTTTTTTATTTAATTTTTTTATTTAATTTTTTTATTTCTATATATAATAAGACCGGATTAAAAATAAGTAAGTCATATATTTGTGCATGAAGATTGACGTAATATAAAAGTTTTTGAAACTTGCCATTTTTATTATTAAAGTAACTAATTCTTTGTATTACTGTTTAATTGATAACATTTCATTTATTTGAAGATTAGAATCTGTTCTTTATCATTATGATTGTCGCTCTATTTATTATTTGACTAGATTGTCATAGAAAATGAGTCTAAGATCTTTCAATGCACCAGATAGATTACAGATTTTATCTTTACATAATAATCGATTATAATAAATAAATCTTCATTAGTTTCTTCAAAATAACTTCTTAATTTTATACATTCTGATATTTAATTGTTTACTGTCTGAAATTAGTACTCATTTTGTTTTAATTATATTTATTTTAATTTGCAAGATTTAAAAACTATTATGCATAAAAAAGAGTCAATGTTAATGCATTAGCAATATAAAATCTATTATTTAATTTTTATTTTTTTATATAAAATAAGACAAACCATAAATCGTTTTTATGGATTAAAAATAAGTAAGTCATATATTTGCGAATGAAGATTGACTCTATAGTTTAATATAAAAGTTTTTGAATTTTGCCATTTATTATTATTATATATATGGAATGATTTAAAAACTATTATACAAATATAAAGTTTTTATTTAAAGTTCATAAATCAGATTAAAAATAAGTAAGTCATATATTTGCAATGTATAAACATGAAGATTGAATTAATATAAAAGTTTTTAAAACTTGTCATATATATTATTTCACATTATAAATAAATTATTCATAATTATTAAAGCGTTTAATCATTTCTTTATGATTTAGTTTTAGTATCATTTTATTCAGCTTGTTCACGATTTTTCACTATATCATTTTCTTCAGAATCATTAAAAATATTATAAGGATCTTCAGCTTGTTAACGATTTTTCACTATATCATTTTCTTCAGAATCATTAAAAATATTATAAGGATCTTCAGCTTGTTCACAATTTTTCACTATATCATTTTCTTCAGAATGATTAAAAATATTATAAGGATCTTCAGCTTGTTCACAATTTTTCACTATATCATTTTCTTCAGAATGATTAAAAATATTATAAGGATCTTCAGCTTGTTCACGATTTTTCACTATATCATTTTCTTCAGAATCATT